CTACTTGTTGTTTTGCCACTGCTAAAGATACTCCTGCCGTTTTAGCTTGTTCTCGAATTGCTTTGTTTTGTTGCGCTAACAAACCTATAACTATTAATAATGCAGCTGCTATAGCAACGTATGGATTCATCATTGCAACTGAATTAAATGCAGCTTGACCAGCTTTAAGTGCTGCCATTGGTCCTTGGCCAGCTAATAATGATTGAACTACGGCGCCCATTGCAGCTTTCGCTCCATTTTTAAGTTGATCAAATGCTTTATCAAATCCTAACATGTTGGCTAGTGCAGACCCTCCTGGGAGAGATCCTAAAAATTCGTCCGCGGATGATTTAGCTCCGTCCATGGCAGACATTAATGCTTCACCATATGGTCCAGCTGCTTGAGTTGCTGAATATGTTGCCTTTAAAGCCTTTTCTCGTATATCTAATTCATTCGTTAAATGTCCGGCAATATCAGGAGCAATGAGTCCTAATTTTACTTGTTCATTAAGTTGTTTTTTTGCTTTCTTAACTAATTCAGCTGTGGTATCTAGGTCTGCCTGTTTAGTATCGACAATATTTGCTTGTTGTTTCTGAATCTGATCTCCTATATCAAGGATTTCTTTTTCAGTATCAATAATATTTTTTTCTAGCTTTTGTTGAATATCTAGCTTAGTAATCTTATCTTCTAGGAGTTTTGCTTGTCGAAGAAGTACTGCTTCTGATTTGATTTGTCCAGATATAACTTGTTGTTGTATATTTAATATCTTTGCTTCTGACAGTTCTTGATCTTGTGCAAGCTTTAATAATGCTTGTTGTGATTTGAATTTACCTTTATTATCTGCCATGGCTTAATCCTATCTTAAAATTTAATACGTCTACCATCTTTACCACATAGAGGTGATTGTGGTCTTTTCTTGCAATAATTTTTATCCGTTTTTTCTAAGCTCTTTCGTAATGCAGCCATATCTGCTAAAGTAGCTTTTAAGTCCGGGTCATCATCTAATGCATTAACTATCTTCTTAAGAGTCTTTTCTACTCTAGGCTTAAATATTTTAGCTAGAAGTTTAGTTAAAAATCCTTCAGATAGATTTATTTCATCTAGAATTTTTTGTTCGAATTTGCTCATAGTCTCTTCCTTTTTAATAAATATCGACTAATGGTGAATTATCTACGTTTTGAACGAGATCTTGACTTAGCTTTCTTCATAGACTCTTCATGGTGTTGATTTTCTTTTTTACGGAAGTCTATTATACTACGTAAATAGAATGTTCGTAACCATACTGGCATTTCATATACATCGGACCAGTTGAATCCCCCATTTCCATGATATATTAAATCAAAAATCTGTGCATGCAGCGTGCGTCTATAGTTAGACGCTAGGCCAAAAAAAGTTCGCTGTGATAGGAAGTGTAATTTCAAATGGTTCGCCTGTTTCTTGATCGATAATTTCTACCGTAAGATCTACATCTGGCCCCATCTTTCTCATATTGTCTCGTAATGCTCTAGAATCAATTGCTAACAATTCATTCTTTACAAATGATCTAATCTTACCTCTATCATCATCTCCATCTAGAGAAGTAATAGCATGTATTAGTCTTGTAGTAAGTTCTTTAGATCCATATCCATCTTTAATTTTTTTAACAGATTTTAGTTCTAAATCAACTGCTGCATTATCTTTATGATTTAATATTTTGAAAGTTACTTTCCTTTGAGATGCTGGTAATAAGAATTCAAAGTTATTCATGCCCTTTGTATATAAAGATTCATCTAATGGTTTATCATCAAATGATGTAAGATCAATTGTTGCATCTTGTTGGTCTCCGCTAGGCGTTGTTACTTTACATGTATACTCTTTACCATAACCTAACACTCTTGCTGCAATCATTACTGCATTTTTATCACCAATAAGAAGTTCATTATAATTTACTGGCTTACCTTCACCGTTTCCAACAATTAATGATCTAAATAGTTTATCTAAAACAACCCCTTGTTTAATATAAGATTGAGTTGTTAAGATATCCTCTTCTTTTGCTGTCATATACTTCATCTCTAACTTTCCTGATGATAATGAACTTTCTGCAGGATATAATAATCCTTTGGATGGCAATTCAACTATCTCTGTTGGAAATTTATGAGTTGTAGTATCTGATTCAGTTGCTTTAGACACATATTGTGCTGTTGCAATATCTTTTAATTGTTTATCTGACATAGGTGCTTTGCCTGGATAATCGTCGTTAACTTTTTGTGACATATAGTATCTCCTTTAATAACTTATTACTTTTATATAAATATGCCTTAACAGTAAAAAATCCCACCGTAAGGCAGGATTCTTTAATGCTTTTGAAATATCAATTAGAATTGTAACACTGCATAATCATATTTTAGAGTCAATTCAATTTGCAATGGATCTTCTGTTGCCCAATCCATGTCTCCAAATGTTGCAGATGAAATAAATGCTCCATTCAAAGTCCATTCTTCAACTTTATCACCTACTGGTCCTAAAGTATTGAAAGTAATGTTCTTTTTATAAAAGTCACTATATCCATCTCTTCCTGTTACAGATTCATGATGTAATCTTACCCATTCCATAACTGCTTGTGCTCCTGATGGAACAACTGGGTCATATAATGTTACTGTTACATCTTGCCATCTAGACTTTCCTTTCAACTTTCTTTCAACGTTGATGTGGTCTAATATAACTTCACCTTGGTCAATTGATGGTCTACTAGCTGCTTTAATTAAGTATGCTGGTATTCCTTCAATATACATGATGAACCTATTGGCCATCTTCGGCTCATATGCCGTATAAAATATTTCGGTTGGGTCAAGTAATTCTGCCATCTTTTTATTCCTCTTTAATATAAATATACACTATCCTAAATTTTATTCAGGAAATGCTGCTCCTGTTGGTAAAATATTGAAATCAATTACAATAAACTCAGCTGCCTTAGCAGGTTGAAGGAATATTTGTCCAACCATTGTATTTCTATCAATTACGTCCGGAGTATTATTTGATTCATCCATTACAACTTTGAATGCATATAATCCTTGTCTTTGTTGTACATTTTCAAAATAAGGATTAACAATGCTTAAAAATCTGTTTCTAGTTGCTGCTGTATTATTTTCAAATACTAAGAATTTAGTTGTACTTGCAATAAATTTCTTAGCTGCAATTAATAATCTTCTAACGTTAACTCTATCCAATGCAGATGATTTCTTTTGTAATGTCTTCTGACCAAATACTGTTACACCGGCATTAGGGAAAGTTGCAATTGGATTCACATTACTTTCATATAATGAATCTCTATTTGCATGAGTTAATTTTCTTTCTGTCTGAACTGCAATATCAATTCCTCCTCTATTAAGACCGGCTGGTGCAAACCATGGTGCAGCAACTCTATCATTAAAGGCATATACACTAGGTATAACTGTTGATGCAGGAACCCAAACATTTCTTCCTAAATCTGTATCTGGAATTTTTACCCATGGCCAATACATTGCAGCATAATTACTATCTCTATCTATTAAGACCGGCTGGTGCAAACCATGGTGCAGCAACTCTATCATTAAAGGCATATACACTAGGTATAACTGTTGATGCAGGAACCCAAACATTTCTTCCTAGATCTGTATCTGGAATTTTTACCCATGGCCAATACATTGCAGCATAATTACTATCTCTAGCATCACCTTTTGCAATTGCTGTACTTAATCCTCCAGCATATAATATTGGATCAATTATAGAAAAACAATCACTTCTGTCTTCACACATTTGAACTAACTCACCAATTGTTGTTCCATGCTTGTCATCTACCAATCCTGGTACTGTAATTAAATTAATATCATACTCATCTTGATTTTTCAATAATTTAATTGCATCTGAATAAGCTGTACCACCATGGCCTGCTACATCAGGATTATATCCTTGTACATTTGTGTCTTCTATTGTTTCATAGAATTTCTGTGGATGTTGAACATCTCCATCACTACCACCTGTAAATGAACCAGATGCTACTGCAGGTAAACTACCTGATGCACTTCCTACTCTTACATTACCATTTGAATCTAAATAGTTATAAGTATTTTTTAAAACACTTACTCTTACATATTTAGATCTATTTGCAAATGAACCATTCATTTGGAGAAATGGATCAGCTGTACCACTATCTTGTAATGTATTTACTTGATCACCAATTCTTCTTGCAATATAATCAGTTGAATTAGGATCTAATGTTAAGTTATTATATTGTTCTAATATTGTTTTTCTTTTAATAGTATCATCACCTCTTCTAATAACAAGATTAAATGTACCTTTCAAATCATTCTTTGAAGTTACTTCCCATCTTAAATTATTATCAGTACCGTTAGATAATACATTATTAGTACCTTCCGTACCACCACCACTATTCATGCCAGCACCATCTGCCAATGTTGTTAATGTAAATACTGTTTCTGAAGCTGCTGTATCAGTACCACCTGCCATTGTAAAGAAGTTTGTACCAGCTGTTGTTCCAAGTGTTCCTGGTGTATTTGCTGATGCTGTTGCAAATGTAATACCATTTGGTCCTGTTCCTGCAGATGATCCAGATATTTTTAATAATGCTCCTACATTTGTAGCTGTAATTCCTGATAACACACTATTTGCATTAATTTCTGTTGCTAATGCACTTGCCATTAATGTAGCTGTTGCTCCTTTAGCAAAGAAGTTTGTTAATCCGTCACTTGCATCTGTATTTGGATTTGCTTGTGCAATAAAGTTAACTGTATTAGAACCTTGTACAATTCTAAATGTTTCTCCTTCATTCACTTCCGTCAATGTTAATGATCCAGATGAAAAAGTGTCACCTGTTGTCACTGCAGTTGTTACATTTGATGTTGCTGGGCTATGTGCTCCAGCCAATATTCTAACTACTGTCAATGTATCTGCATACTTTAAGTATTCTTGTGCAGCATAGTTAGTTAAGTATTTGTATGATTGTTCTGATGCACCTGATCCGGAAGTAAATTTACCTCCAAATGTCTGTACAAATTCAGAATAACTCGATACTATTGTTGGAATTCCTGCCGGACCTTTTTGTGTTGGTCCAATAACAGCAGCTCCAATTGCTTGAACGCCGGCTGGTAAAAACGATTGATCTACTTCGTTTGTAAATACCCCGGGTGATACAATTTTTTCGGCCATTTTGATGCTCCTCTTTTATTATTCAATTTCTTATAAATATCAGTGCATTTAGCCAAACAATCTATTTTACTGGAATAAACTCTCCGCTAGATAGATCAACTTGACCGGCACCATATTTTTCATTTAATTGTTGAACTAAAGTTCTTTCTTTGTCTTGTAATTCAACATATTGTGTTCGAAGATTTTCTTTAGCATTATCTAAAGCTTCTATTCTTTGATGAGCTAATAATAATTCTAATTCAATTTGTCCGAACTCAGAAATTTTACTTCCATTTGATTCTCTTAGTTCAGTGATTTGATTTAGTTCTTCTTCTGTAAATTTAATTGCTTCTGCCATAACTTTTTCCTTTTTTAATTATAATACTTATATAAATATGCTAGTGTTATCAATAACCACCTGGTGGTTTCTTTAAAGATTCGGCCCCAAACACTATTTTTTTAACCGATATCCTTTTTTCAAAATTTGATTTTTGTAATTCAAATGGCATCATTAATGCTGCTTTA